AGAAAAGCTCGATGCAATGAAAGAGCTACTTAATGATTGGTCAGTTTTAGGCAGAGATGATAACGGGAACTATTTCCCAACCTACTCCACTTGTGATATCTGGTCAGAAGCGGTCCAGTACCAGGCTTCACTGGAAGCTGACTTTAAACGGGTCTGCCTGAATAACGAAGGTCTCTATAACCTTATTTGGCACCCAGTCAAAGGATTCCGTGCTGATAAATTGGCACGTTTTAGGGGAATCATTGGCATGTTCGAAGACCGAAAAATCATTTTCAATCGGTATCGAAATTTCACAAATCTCTTCGAGGAACTCACGAACTTCGGAGTCAGTAGCCATGACGATTGTGTCGATGCTTTGGTTTGGCTTGTAACAGGTCTTGCCAGGAAAGGGCAACTTCAGCTTGATTTCTAAAATTAGAATTAGAAAAAAGCATTTTTTAAAGTGGGTCCTGAATACGTTGCGTTGGCTTTAACGGCCATTGCGTCTGCACTCAGCGGTGGCACCTGGGTTGCCAATAAAATCTTAAGCCGACAAAGCCAAGATATTCAACAGGCCTTTAGTTACACCAACGCACAAAAGCGCAGGATTGACATCTTGGAAGATCAAATTAATCGCATGCCTTTGGACTATGTCTTAAAGGTTGACTTCTTAAGAGAAATTCAAGAAATGCATGATAACTTTCGCGAAATCAATAATAAGCTTGATAAACTAATGGAAAAGATTTTGTCCAAATGAGTTACATCCTTGAAGTCGAAGAAGACGACAACGGTGATCTGTTCCTCACTTTCCCCGAAGACCTACTCGAAGAGATGGGATGGCGAGAAGGAGATATTTTGAATTGGGATGTCCAGGGGGACGGGATTGTCCTGACTAAAGTAAATGACCCATTTGGGTACGAAGTAGAAGAATGCGAGTAAAATAAAAAAATTGAGATAGCAGAAGTATGTTTAGAGTTTATGGCGGTCAACCAGTAGGGATGGGTAATGCCGGTGCAGTGATGGCTGGCAATCCCTTTGGCGCAGGTTTCGTCATTCCTGGCAAACGTCCAGTTGGGCAACCTGTTTTACCTGGTGAAAACAGAGAAGCCGTCGAGGGTGTTTACGGAACACCAATCCCCAAGCAGATGCCAGGCTCCGCGCCCCTGGGGTTACCAATGGCTATGGGTAGCAGTAATTTGCCTAATGCTATTGGCAACATGGCTGGCTTGGCCAACGCGCAGTTTTATATGGGGCCACAACTTGGACAAGCAGGTCTTCAATTTAGAGGTGTAATGTGAAAACAAAGAAGCTGGTCAAGCAGGCTCTTAAGCACCCGGAGTTATACACTCCCGCTGAATTAAGCTTCTTTGGTCTTTGGCTTCGCAAGAAAAAAGAACATAAGAAAACTGCTAAGATCAAAAAAGAAAAAGGGTAGACGGTGAATGGCAACCAGCTCTAATGCACGACTCCAGGAAATCATCAACGCGTACATCGAAAAAGATGGCAACGCGGTTGTTGATACCAGCGTGGTTGCCTCTCACCTGGCGCAAATGAAATTATTTGGCATCCGTCAGGGTGTTGAGTTTTTTCCAGGGCAAGACAACTTTGGCAATCAGCGCAAAGATTTTATTGACCGCGTAATTAAGTACAACCAACTTGATACGCGCCTGGATTCTATCTGGGATTATTTTCTGTGTGATGGTAAAGGGTTGTTTTACATCCGTCCCACCAAACAGAATTACAGACTTTATTACTTCCGGGAGCATGAGTACCGCACGTTTTACAACGTAGACGGCGAGCTTGAAGAAGTAATCATCATTTATAGCTACAAGGTGCGGCGGGGCTTTGGTTTTGGTGACAACATCAACGTCACCAACGTCACTGGTCAAGCAATCAGTGGCGACCAAGGTGCAAAACGATACATCAAGCTCTCGATCAAAGCAAAAGAAATTGAAGAAACGCACTCAGAAGGCGAGATGTCTTTTGAGATGCCTTCGTTTGCCACGCCTGGCAAAACTAAAAAATTCAAAAACTCCCTGGGGTTTATTCCTTGCGTTGAGATCTTTAACAACCCCAAGGGGTTCTCAATGGAAGGTGTTGGTGAGTTCGACGCCTTAGCGAATCACATCACAACGCATGATGAGTTGGTTCGCACCATGCGGAAGAACGTGCAGTTCTTTGGTAACCCAACACTTCTTTCTTCTCGTCCCAAGACAGACTTGATGGAGGCGGGTAGTGACGGTGCCGTCCAGCGTCCTTCTATTGCCGCAAACTCTGGCTTTGGCAGCTTAAGTGCGTACAGCCGCTCAACCTTTAAGCAAGATCCAATCTCCCGTGGTGTCGACGGCCAGATCCGAGTTCCACGAGTTATTGCAAACCTGGAGCCAAACGACCGTGTTGGCTATATTGTTCCTGATGCAATCACTGGTGACCAAAACGCTTTTGCTCGTCAGTATCGAGAAGAAATTCGAACTGCCCTGGGTGGTGTTGATGAACTTTCTATTTCTGCAGGCGTAACGGCAACTGAATACAAATCTCTGTTTGGACGCGTTGCAGCTACTTCAAAGAAAAAGGCAAACGCCATTTACACACACGGCCTTTGCCGCTGCCTCGAACTGATTATTTTCCAGGAAGAACGTTTGTTCCGAGAGAGTCTTGCTGCAGCAGCAGGAATTGAAAAACCCCTGGAACCGTCCGAGGAAGCTTCCCAAGAAGAATTAGATATGTACGAAGAAGCCCTTGATGGCTTCAATGAACAGATTAAGCAGTTGATGATGGCTTCTGTTCAAACTCAACAAATTCCACCTGGTGTTATTGGTTTGATTCCAGATGGTGATGTCACAATGCTTTGGCGTTGGCTTGGTCCTGTTTACGAGGATTCCACCCAGGACATCTTGAACAACTCCATTGTTGTTCGAAATTTGCAAGAATTAGGTGTTGATAGCATTGAAGCACTGAAATACCTCTTCCCGTCTAAGACGGATGAGGAACGGGCCGAGATGTTATCTGGGTTCCCGTTCAGGATGGTGAACGAACTACAGGGTGCATACTCTCAGTTCGCTCGCTTAGTGGGGGGCATGATGCAGACCCCTCACCCGCAATCACCGGATCTTCCGATGGCTGCTGATCCCAGATTGGATTTAACTCCATATCTGTATCGAACCTTAGAAGCCTTACAAAAGGAGATGAGTTATGCAGGACGCTACCGTCCAATCGATCCCACAGACGAGCCAACCGTCGCCAGTAGCGGTAGCTCCAAGCAGCTACGTGGCTCCGGCACCCCAAGTGCAGCAGGCACCGGTGGCTTATCAGGTGGGTACCAGCTACCCGCAGGCAGTACCACAGGCGAGCCCCAATTACCAATTCGCCCCGTCTCAATACGCCCCCCAGTCCCCATCGGTCCAGACGGCGGAATCGACCTCGAATCCGTGGGAATCGGCGTTCAACAAGGTGGTGAACCTGCTGAGCGCACCAGTTCAATCCCCGTTCCAGGCTCCACAGTCGGCTCCGACGAGCTATACCCCGGCCAATTACGGGTCGACCAGCCTCCAAGGTATGCCACAATCGGCAGCGCCGACCTCGTATCCCAGCCAGGCATACTCGCCCAGCTCTTCCCAAACCTACTTGACGGGCTCCTCAGCCGCGCAAGCGCACGCGGAAGTGAACGAGGCGGTGGCGGATTATTACAATCTGAGCCAGGAAAGTCGCCAAATTCTGAACGCGTTCGGGATCGAAGCTCCGGCAATTCTGAACAACTACGCCCTCCAGCTGGAAGGGATGCTGGACAGCGCCGTCGCGTGGGGAAACCGCGCCGCTGATACCATCCAGGGTTACGCCAACTTCGCTGTGGGCGAGCACCAAGAGAATCTCGCTTATAACGAAATTCTGACCAACCCTGACGTACTGAGTGATTACACACTCAAGTTCTTTGGTCCCGAAGGGCCTTATCCCGTTTACGAAAGTGAGGCCCAATTGGAAACTCCTGGTTACCCGACTCAGCAAATTCAACAACCTGAATTTGGTCAGTTCCCTGCTCCCCCTGCTGCCGCTGCTCCCCAGCAACCCGGCAACTTCTGGGGTGACTTTAACGAGGCCATGGCCCGTAACCCACAAGAAGCATGGCGCGTTCTGAATCACGCTCAGCCCCAAGTGGTTGCGAATAAATTATTCGTAATGGAATGATTAAAGGTCGGTAATTAAATAAAAATTACCGACTGCTAAAATTTGTGTTAGATAAGACATATAAATGTCTGAATCTTTCACCCGATAAACAACCTTCCTGAGACTCTGGAGGATAACACAAAGTGTTCATTGATAACGATTTTCCAAAAATCCTTGGTGCGGAACTTTATCGTCCCCACCCTGCTTACATTGCCGAAATGGCAGTGGAGCCCGTGGTTGTCCACGACTTCACTCGTCAACCCGGTCAAACCGTTCAGTTAGACCGCTACAAGTTCTGGGGTACCCCTGGTACCAAGGATAGCCGGGAGCGTATCGCTGACCAGACTATCGGTACTGCCAACAGCCGCAACATCACCAAGGAGAAAGTCCTGGTGGTGCTTAAGGAATACACCGGCCCTGCGGATCCGGGCGACCCGACCCAGCCTTCGACCTTCAAGATTGCTCGTGAGACCCTGATCACAGCCCAGCGCCTTCTGCTGGACACGGGCAACCTGAACATGTTCCACCAGTCCATCGGTAGCCTGACGCTGCTTGATGACTATCGCCGTTGGCGCGACCGCGTGTTCATTGATGAACTCGCCAAAGCCGAAGCCAATGGTGCTGCATCTACCACCCAAGGCGGTTACTACTTCCCTGGTGGTAAGACCAAGAACGCTTCCGGTCAGATCACCTACACCGGCACTGAGTACACCGCTGACGTTCAGCAGTTCTCCGTGCGTACTGACCTCCTGAACGTTGTTAAGGATCTGCGTAAGCGCAACGTGCCGACCTTCTCTGATGGTCTGTATCGCTGCATCTGCGATCCTACTTTCATGATGCACCTGCGTCGTGATCCTGACTTCCGTGAGATCGCTCGTTACGCTGGTAACCCTG